TGCCTGATGGTAAATTTTGTACAAAATGGGCCACAGCTCCAGTATCGTTAAACGTAGATAAAGTATCAAGAAACGCTGTACCGTTGTTTCCATTAATAACAACCCTAAACTGAACATTGGCATTAGCTCCACCAGCTCTTAATGCGGAATAATAAAAAGTACCATCCACGCTTCCAGTGTCGGTTAAAGAAATCGTAGTGCTCATTCCTGGAATATTAGCAAAAGTAGTAGATGTAAAAGAAACGTTAGTATTGTTTACAACACTTCTGTCTGGTGTTGGAAAGTTTACTGTAGCTGAAACTCTAACCCAAGCAGCTACTCGAACATCCTTCATTGTACCAACAACAGTATTTGTTCTAAAACTAAGTAAATCACCAGCGTTAAAAAGTTCAGAAGGAATATTTATTACTTGGTTATTAGAGGTGAAGTTAACAGTGGTAGCTAGCACTCCATTTCTCATAAGGTCAATACTGGCACTTGTTCCAAAAGTTTCTGCTTGAAAAGTTAAACAAAAAACTTCACAATCAATGCCCATTGGAATACCTATTGTTCCAACAGCACCATTACCGAAAGACCATTGTTCTTTATTATTAGAAAGTGCTCCGTTTTCTTCGGCCCATATTGGGAATACTGTAAAGCCATTATTGATCTCTGCTGGCTGCCAAACAGTGCCATTCCATTGAAGGAGCGATCCAGCTACTGGAGCAGCCGTAGTAGTATCTACGTCACTATGAGTATCAATAGAACCAGCTGCACTAACCTTGGCTGTGTTTAAGGCTATAGCAGCGTCTTGGGTAGCATTGATAGTGTCTACATAGTTTTTTGTTGCAGCATCTTGGGCACCAGTAGGATCAACCAAATTGATTAATCTTTTGTTAACAAAATCAACAGAAGTCCCTGGATTGATAGCCATTTGAATATTGGAAGCTATACCTACTCCGCTAGCAATTCTATAAACGTTAGCGCCATTTACTGCACCAGCAGACCAGTTATTGGTGTTGTTTGATCTGTAGTTTGTGTAAGCAGAGTTGTTACTGCTTATAATTGTATGTGTACCACTAGCGCCTGTACGGTTAATTGTTTGGTTTTGTGTAAAAATGTTGGCTATATTTACTTTGGCGTAATTTGTCAAAACTCCAGTTTCGCCATTTACTGATTGAACAGGAGCTGCAGCAGCTGCTTGAGCAGCGTTAACATAGCCAGCAGGGTTTGAAGCATCGTATTTTAAGTTTAACGCATTTTGAGTAGCTGTACTTATAGGTTTATTTAAATCACTAGTATTGTCTACGTTTCCTAGGCCAACTTGAACCTTAGTAACAGCGTGAGGATTATTGGTCAAATTTGCATGAGCATCAACTTTAGCTTGAGCTTCGGCACTGGTTTCATATTGTGGGTGTGGATCTCCAGCAGCCAAATGCGTAGAAATAGCATTACTTATTTGAGTATCTGTTTGAGCAGTAGTGTAAGCTCCAACTTGAGCAGCAGTAGTACCATGAGGGTTATTTGTTAAGCCACGATGCGTAGTATTTAAAACGACACTAGCATTATTTGTTACTCTAGTTTCTGTATAATATAAATTGGTGCCTTCAGCAATATTTGAAGTAGTTAAAACCACATTGCCTGTTAAGCCATTGACCGATTGAACAGGGCTGTCGGCTGTTAAAAATCTTTGATAAGCAGCGCCGTCCCAAACATAAGTTGCTCCACCAGAGTTTACATTAGGATCTGCACTAGCATCAGTTACAATTACATAATCGCCCTGAGAAACTTCTCCAGAACCAGCACCAATAGTTAGGGCGTTTCTTGCTGGAATATCTGCAACAACAAAAGTTTCAGAAATAGCAGTGGGGGGCAAATATATCGGATTAATTTTAGAATTAGCATCTAAACCAACATATCCATTTGCTTGATTTTTTTGAGAAAGCAATTGGTAATTATTAAGAAGCGTATTTACTTCAGTTTCAGTGTAATAACGTGAATCAAGAGACCCAGTAAGTAATTCAGTTTCAGTAAAATAGCGGTTGTCTAACTGTCCACCATCAAGCTCAGTTTCAGTGTAATAGAGATTGTTTAATTGGCCAGCATTAAGTTCAGTTTCAGTGTAATAGCGAGCATCAAGAACACCATTAACAGATAATTCAGTTTCTGTATAATATCTGTTGTCTAGTTGCCCACTATCAAGAAGGGCTTTAGTGTAATACCTAGTATCTAGGGCACCATTGTCAAGCTCAGTTTCAGTGTAATAGAGATTGTTTAGTTGGCCAGCATTAAGTTCAGTTTCGGTATAATATCTGTTATCTAACTGTCCACCATCAAGTAAAGCCTTAGTGTAATACCTAATATCTCCACGAGCATCATTGTGATATTGGGTATGATCATCATCGGCCAAACCAACAAGACCGCCATGATCTAATCCACCACCTGGAGCAACCAAAGCGTCTATTTGTGTAACAAAGTCTTGAAGATTTGTTGCTGTAAACTGGGTACCAGTAGTGTCTACTGGAACTTCAGCTGCATTTTGATCATCCTTAGCATTTGGCTCTATGGTTGCTAATTTATTTTCATCAGCTATGGGATAAGATCTTTTAGCAGTGTTTGCAGCTACAGCAGTGTTTGCAGTTACAGCAGTATCAAAATCTATTATTTCAGAAGCTACATGAGTATGATCTGGAACAACACTTTGGTTTATTAATCCATCATTAGAAGTTATAGAATCTAGGGCTGGTATTCTTGTAACATTTGGATCTAAAGCATAAACTAGTTCATCGGGAGAACCTTCAAGAAGTTTTAAAATGTCACCATTAGCATCAACGTATGCTTTATAGTTAATAGCCATTTATATTTCCTCCACTAGGAAGCTTGTACCTGTAGGGATTGAGTCTACGCCACCAGCAGAAATAGATTGTAGCATTACCCTAAATTGTTGGCCAGAGGTAACATCTAAAATAGTGTTTATATGGGAAGTATTTTCCCCACTAGCAGTATTTCTATGGTACCCATAAGCTCTTGATTGGCCTTCAGCTATAGGAATGTCTGCAAAAGTAGAACCATTAAATCTTTGAAGTCTAGTAAGAGAAGTTTGTCTAGCTCCATTGTTAGTGTCATTTGTGCTCATTATACTAAATCTAAATTTTCCAGTTTTATTAATTATTAAAATACCAGTAGTAGAATTGTAATAGAAAATACCAGTAATTTGGTTAGGCGAATCAAAAGACAAAGCCACAGGTGCTGTTACATTTATTTGAGCAGTTTGTTGAGTTGCTTGAAATATATCAGTGGTTACTATTCCAGTTCTACCATTAAACGAATTAACATATGTTTGGCTTTCTATAACTAGAATTCTAGAGCCTAAGTCATCTACTGCGGCTTGAAGGTTTGCTCCATTTACTCCAGCAGCAGAATCATCAAAGGTTATTTGTACAGCATTGTAATCACCATTTTGAGCAACAACATTACCTGTTCTGCCAAAAACTGTTTGAACATCTGCCACTATTTGAACTTGTTCATTTGTTCCAGGGTTTAATATAAATTTTTGTATACCAGCGCCAGCTACTACTTTATCATTTAAATAACCAGGAGTAGTATCTGTTCCAGATACAGCAACCAAAACATCCGTATCTTCTAGTGGTACTATTGATTGGTCATCTTTTTTTAGTTTTAATTTGTTATCATTGGAATCCAAAAATATAAAACATCTATTGGCAGGCACTGGACCTAATAGTGAAGGATCTCCTAATGCTAGTCTTATCTTAGCGTCCATTATTCCTCCACCGCTAATTCGCCGTCAATTTCTACTGTTCCATCTACTTCAAAACAACCAAGAACTATCATTTGGTGATTTTCTCTAATAGGAAGCTTTTTACCAGTAGGTACATTTTTGTAAGAGAAGTTATTGTCTGTAATATAGTCAAATTGACCCTCTAATACATTAAAGGCTATTTTAATTTTTGGTTTAACTTTTTTAGCCATTATGCTCTAGTCCTTCTAACTCTATACAAATCTCCCTCAGAATTATAAAAACAAGTAAGGGTCATTTTTAAAGTATTATTTTCTCTTATTTCTATAATTTCAGGATCTCCATCTGCTGTAAATTGTACTATTTCAGCATCATCCAATGGAGCATCTATAAATCTATTTAATGCAACAACATCTGCTGCAGCCTTAGATTCGTCATCGTTTGCTGTAAAAGAAAGTTCATAATTTTGATTACCAATTCTTACAGAATCATGAACATCGCCTGAATCAGGGGCACCATCTTTTCTTGATAACTGTACTTCAATTTCAGCATTGACGGTACCTATGGATATACTACCATCTGAAAGTCTTACAAATAATGGGTTTGTTTCATTGTAAGGTTTGCCTTCTTCGTCAACATTAAATACTCGGATAGCATTTATACCTTCTCTTTCATGAACAAAGCTTATTAAATCTTTTTGAGATACAAATTGTTTATCTTGTTCACTGGCCTCTACCGTTGCGCTTAAAGCAACAGTGTAAGCAGAAATATCTACTGGTCTTTTTTCTTCATAATGGCCAATAATAAGTCTGTCAGGATAGACATTTATAATATCTGCCTCAATATTTGGCAACCCTGTAGCTTTTAATAGTACTCTTTGGCGTATTCTGAAACCTTTGACATTTGAGAGATAAACGTAGCCATTCTCACCACCATCAGCGGTAAATGGTTTTGGATCAACTTTTAACCATTTTTTCTCAAGAGCCATATATTAAAGATTACTTTAAGCTTATTTCCCAACGAATCTTGCCACAGTCCCACACTCTGTACATGCTAAGCATATTTGCCAGCTGATTTTCGGTGTATTTCTGGTGATATTCTTTTTCTTCATTTTCTTTTATTATATTGTTATTTATCAATTTTTTTATTAAATTTTTCTTTTTATTTGCCTGTTTTCCAGAAACTTCTTTAGTCTTTGTATTGTAATAAAAGTAATCCTGTCTGAGCTCTTCTGCCTTTGTCCATCCAGTTGTTTGATAAACATTGCCATTGCTTATTCTGTTGTCACTCCAACTGATAATTTTACCGTAATCATTCTCTTTGGCATATTGAATCAGGGAATTGGTTAACCTGCTGGCTCCACCTACCACTGTTACCCCACTTTTGAATACCAACCTGTTTAGAACAAATATACCATCTTGGCCTTGTCTATGATGTTTACTGCCAGTAACCAAACCTATTAGTTCATCATTATAGTATAACCCATAGGCTACATCCATGTTAGACTTGCCCTGTATATGATAGATATCTAGAAATTCTTTTGCAGTTTTTTGATTGATTTCAGAGATTTTACACTTTCTGGCGTATATTCTTGTATGATTTTTATTTAATTTGCTCAACAGAAAACTCTTTATCTGTTTTTGTTTTGTATCCCATTCATGCTCAAATATTGTTATTAACTGAATGCCTTTATCTTTACATGTTTTAAATTTAGATGAATGAGTACTATTATCTTTTAAATATTTTTCAGAATGCCAAAGTAAACCGTTGAATTCTATGCCAAGTCTGATTTCAGGTATGTAAATATCTATCTCTCTACTTGTATTATCAATCTCTATTTTATTGAATGTAGTGGGGTGGGCAGATGGGTAGTACTCTTTGATCCACTCTAGCATTTCGATCTCCTTAAGGGAATGACGATTGTTACAAGTAGGGCAGCCACTCTTTTGCTGCAATGTGTTCCAATCAGTGTTCCATCTGTGGTTTTTCCTACATTCAATTTCCATTTTCGAATGGTTGTTTATGTATTCCTTGCTCAGAAGGGTATATCCTCTCTGTTTCAAATTTTTCCTAACACTTTCTAGAGTGGGCCAATTCTTTCTATGGCACTCCCCACACCTTTGACCTGACTTAAAATCTCTATAATTTTTGTAAAATGTGTGACCTTTGTCACATAAGATTTTTAAATCTGTATTGTTGTTAGTATATTCTTCTGTTATCAATGTGTACCCTGCACTTTCAACGAAATTTCTTACCTGGATTATGGTAAGTTTTTTATTACCTGCACATTGGGGGCATCCGTGTCCCTTGTCTATACCACCATTCCACTTTGCTCTAAAGGTGTGACCTCTTGGGCATTCAAAATCCATTTTAGTGTGAGAATCAATATATTCTTTAGATATAAGCTTTATTCCCAAATTTTTTACTTTATTTTTTATATATCTTACACCAAGCTTTCTGGCTTCTTTTCCACAATGAGGGCAGTCTCTTTTTTTCTTGAGCCTGTTCCACCTCCTATTAAAAGTATGCCCTTTTGGGCATTTTATAGAAAGGCTTTTGCTTGCATTTACATATTTTTCAGAAAGCACAATTAATCCATCTTTTTTTATGCTTTCTTTTATATACTGTAAGGATGGCCTACCAACTCCAGAGCAGTAAGGGCATCCGTGTCCCTTGTCTATACCACCATTCCACCGCATGGAAAATGCATGGCCTTTGTCACAAAGTATATCCAACTTTTGTGAGGAATTTTTATATTTTTCAGAAAGCAAAATATAATTTAATTTTTCTTTCAAGAAAGATCTTATATACTCTATTGAGTGTTTTTTATTATTTTTGCCCATGAAATTACTCCTAATCTTATAATATCAAGATTAATATTGGTGTAATTTCATGGGCTATAAAAACCTTTTATAAATATAAAAGGTTATAAATTATTAAAATTTATGATAAATTTATGGAAGCTCTACTGCGTCTTGACCTTCGTTTTGACCACCGTCTTCGTCACTTAGGATTGTACCAGTGTACGTTACCTGAACACGAGTAGTAGCTCTAGCTTGCAAGTTTGTATTGTAAGCATTGGCTACACAGCCAATAACTGTCATGATGTTCTCACCAGTTTGTCTGTCAGAAACAGAAAGTTTAACATTTTCAAGGTTAAGAAGGTCTTGAACCTTTGGTACCTTGGGAAGGGTGTGAACACCATTGCCAACTATTCTGAAACCACTTGCGTTTACCACAATTGCCTCATAGCTGGTAGGAGCAATTTCGTGAGCACTGAATCGGCCAAGTGTATGAATAGGCTCTACCCCAATATTAGCTCCATAGCTACAAGATTCATATATTGCTACCAAAACATCATCAACGAATACCTTAGCTCTCGCGCCCGTCATAGTTTGTGCCATTATTTATCTCCTTTATAATTAAAGTTAGTATATTCAAAAGTATAATTTTTGTGGCTTTTTCTATTGCCTTTTAGGCAGTGACCTATATTGCTTGCATTTATTTTTAGCTCATCTGCACAAGTAGATTGGTTTTCCCAAAATCCAATCAATTTCTTATTTTTATATACTTTAAATTGTTTTTTGTTAATATTTAACATTATGTCTTTGCAAATTTTTCTAGTTTCTGGATATTTATCTTCTTTTTCAAAAATATAACCTTTATATTGGTTTCTTTTCCCTGAAAGACAATTAGATATTTGACCTCTAGTTTTTTTGCCAAACATATCTATATTAAATTGAACAGCACTTAGCCAACTTCCTACAAATTTTCCCTTCTTATATATTGCTTTTTGATTGCGTTTTGCTGTTTGTATACAGATAGCTTCATAAACATTAAATTCACCAGAACCATTGGCCAGTAACCATTTATTGTAAGATTCATTATTCTTAAAGGTTTTTAAGCCATTTTTTTTAGCAATTTTACTTGCTTTTTCTTTAGAAATGTGTCTTTTAAATTTCATTCCAGTTAATGATTTAGAAATTTTTTCTTTAACTTCTTTGTTAAATTTAAAATTTTTGCCACCACTAGTAAGGTTGTATCCCTTTTTATTGTTAGTGTAGTCTTTTTTTGTAATCCAATTTGTTTCCTGTTTATTCAATTCTTCAATGGAATTACAAGTTTCTATAGCTTTTACAATAAAATTTTCTGGACCATATTTTCTTATAGCTCTATGAAATAAAGTATTTGATTTGAAAGACAGAGCATCTCTTACATGAGATGCCCATCTGTTGGGTAAGCATTGGATTGTTTGGCCAATATACCCTTTTTTATTAATAAGACACTTTACTTCGTATATTACCATATTTAAGCAGCAGCTTCTAGCTCTACTTGGCTAATGTTAAGGGTGATTGGTATGAAGTAAATTGCAGTAGCAAGTTTAACTTCAATGCTAATCTCGAGAATCGGTCCACGAACACGAATCTTAAGGTTTTTATAACCAAGAGGAGCGTCCTGAGAAGCAGCAATAAGCTTAATTCGCTTATACTCTTCCATCTTTTGTTGAACAAAAGAAATCACAGTTCCACCGTCAATATCTGCAAGAGACTTACCTTTGAATCGTCTAGCAAGTGAGCTAGAGAAGTCATCAGCCAATCTATCAGAGATATAAACCGCTTGCAAACTATTATAAACAAAATTAGTGTCAAGACCATAAGTAGTTTGGTCAGAAACCCACTCAGGGCCATCACCAACATCTTGCATTACAAACAATCCAGCTTCAAGGGCTCTTTCAAGGTCACCTTGGTTTCCAGAATCAAAACCTGAAGGATCTCGGAAAGCAATGATATTGGCAAATTTACCAAATACTGCTTTGTAGAATCCAGCGCTTTGCATTCCAGCAGCGATAACAGCGCCCATCCAAGGTTGGAAAGTCTTAGTAGCGCCTTGACTAGAACGGTCAACGTCCTGGCAAGTAATTATTGAACGGTAAGTAGCAAGAGTACCAGCTTTTTCTACAGCGTCATCAAATAGACCTTTGTAGCTCAAACAACCAACTCTGTATCTTTTAAGTTTAATTGTACTCATTTTTAATACATGAGACTTAACGTCTGCATGGATTGCATCAATAGTATAAGTAGAAGCAGCTTCAGTCAAGCTATCAGAGATATCGTCAACAGCATCTCTAGAAAAGAGAGGCACGATAAAGTTAGCTTTTACGCTTTCTGCTTTAGCAATAGCTTTGTTAACGTCAGCAGCAAGGGTAGCACCTTTAGCTCCACCAGCAAGATAAATTCTACTAGCAGTAGCGTCAGGAAGACCCTGAGTAGCAGTAACAGTAGTACTAACAGCAACAGAAGTAGCAAGTTGAGCTTTAAAGTCTGCAATGTTCTTTTTAATTCTTCCAGGCTTGATAGCTGTATTAGTAGAAGCAATACCAGTAGTAGTTTGATCTAAGCTAGCACTAGATTTTTGGCTCAAAGAAGCAGAGGTACTAGCAGTGTATCCAACTTGAGAGTTGATATAATCAACAAGCTCACCTAGAGTTTTAAAATCAGCATAGTTAGCTGTAAGGTCTACACCTGAACCACCAGTAACAGTGGTAGAAATTCCAGTAGCTGTAGTAGTGATTGTTGCAGTAGTACCTTCGTAACCAATTTCAAGAGCTATTGGAGAAAGAACCTCAAGAGTTTCATTGATATTGTCACTTTGACGAACAACAGAAACTTCAACTTCGGCTTCAGCGGCAGACTTAACAAGTCCAGCATCCAAACCAAGAGAAACCAAGTCAACATTATCACCAGCAATCTCAAAAGATTTACCCCAACCCTTAGTGTGAGCAGCAACATCAGCATCAACGCTAATAGTGATAGTAGTAGCTGTAGCATCCGTACAGCTCATTCCAGCAGGAAGGGCAGCGTCAATCTCAGCGGCTAAAGTAGCAGCATCGGTATGTCCACCAACACCCAAAGTGATAGTAGTCAAAGCACCACCGTTCAAACGAACAGTAAACTCTGCACCATCAAGGGCAGCACCAAAAGCAGGGATGGTATCGCTTGTCAAAGTAGGAGCAATCTCTGACTGGCTTTCTGTAACTTTATAACTAATTTCATTACCTTTTTTACCAGAGTTAAGGGCATCCAAAGAACCATAGGCAGTAGCTAAAGCAGCAGTGGCTTTAGTTGACTTGTTAGTTTTAAGGATATAAACACCACTAATAGAACCTTGGATTTCAGTATCATTTGCAGGAGCAGTCAAAGCATCCATGGCGTCAGCAATATTACTTCCAGCACCATATTTAGCTTCTACACGATCATATTGATCAGGACTGTAGAACTCTTTTTTGAGGTCTTGTTCATCGTATCTGTCACCGCTATCAGCTTCACCAATGATTACAATAGCTCCACCAGCAGCAATACCTACAGGTTGGCTTCTAACTTGTACATCAGGATAAGCGTCAGGTATAACAGTATTAACCTTGTCTGTCACTAATCTTTGAGCCATTATTTATCTCCTTTATTTATACCAAAGTTTTTGATGCCTTCTTCAAACTTTTCTGGTTTATCACAGCCAATGGCTTTAAGGTGCAACCAGATAATCTCTCCAATTTCCTTGGATTCTCCGTAGGCTTTTCTATTTTTTGTCCAATAATTAGACCATTCTTCTTTATGGTCTTTAACTTCTTTTTTAGCTTCAGCTTTACCAAGCTTTTCGGCCTGTTCAAGTCTCAACTGTCTAGCAGCTGCTAACTTTTGCTGAACATCAGAAGTTTTCTTTTCCTTCTTATTAGCCATTATTTATCACCTTTAATTTTAGCTTCTCTTTTTTTAAGAAAAGTAACCAGAGGCTTTTCTGATTTTTTAGCAACCTTAAGATCACCACATTTTTCAATTTTTTTATCAGAATCATCATCTTGATCATCATGCTCTTTGCCTTCTTCGCTGTCATCTTTTTGACCACGAGCTTCAGCGTGACGATTGTCTTCAAAACGCTCAGTACGATTACTGTCTTTTTTGCGTTTTTTCTCAGAAGCATCTGTAGTATCTACATCATCAGACTCAGTATTGTCTGCTTTTGATACTTCTAAATCTTGCCCTTCTGGTTGATCACTTGAAGGGGTAATTTTTTTACCTTCTTCTACAACGTGAGCACTGTTATGTGCCTTATAAAGAGCATGAACCTTATCAAGAATAGCAATTGCCACTTCTCTTTCAGATTTTTTCATTTTTCCTCCAATATTTAGGGCAGGATGCTTGTCTCTGTGATCTCCACTTCCAAGTTTGGAGGCATGACCTAGAATTTCTTTTTGCATAGCAGAGTTAATTCCACCTTTATGTTCTCCATGAGCATCAGAAGCATTCACAGTTTCACCTTGGTGACCATAATGGCTTATAGTCGAACCTTTAGGGCCGTGATTAACATAAGCATGTAATTCACCGTGCTCTGGATGGTTAACTTTAAATATTGATGTTTTACTCATTTATTTCTCCGATATTACTTAAGATTAATTCATCTAAATTTCACAATTTAAAAATAAAATGATTTCAACTACTTACTTTTTTTTATGTATTTTTTCAAGTAAGTTTTTGAGTTTTTCGCCTTTTTTCATTTTAGTTTCATATAGTTCTTTAAGTTTTGCCTGTTTTTCAGGGCTCATATCTTTAAGACTAGTTACTGGTTGTTTTTTATTTTTAGTTTTAAGTTTTTTCATGTCTTCATCAAACTTGCGTTTGCCTTGTCCACCAGTAGCATTTGCACCAGTTTTCATTTTAACTGAAGAATATTCAGAACTTATATCGCCTACATTCCCATGTATACTATTTTTTCTACGCTCATTATCTGCCTGAGTGTATTGTCCGGCACCTTTAGGGCCATAGTTAGATTTATTCAAAGACTGATTGTATTTTTTTTCTTTTAAACGTTCAGAAGTTTTTTCGTATCTTTTTCTATCTGAAACATCAAGATCATGGGTTCTATTCTGTCTGTCATTGTGTTTCATTGCCCTTGTTGCTATAGAAGAATCTCCGACTTTTTCTTTACCGTATTTAACATCATCAACTTTGGCTTTGTTCAATACTCTTTTTTCGGGAGAAATGCTAGTGTCTAATTCCGGTATATTATCTTCATCTTCAAGATCATTGATGGCTTTTTTAGCTTTAAGCTTAGCGTGTTCTTGAAGTTTGGATTTCAAACTTTTTGCTATTTCTTGTATTACTTCTTGTGGTGTATAAAATTTTTTATTCATTGAATTCCTCAAAAATTAAAGATTTAGTCAGAAATCTCATCATCTTCTATTGTTTGCCATGGAGAACACTCATCTGCTATCTGATCATCTAGGTTTGATAGAATTTTGATACCAGCAGGAGAAGCCGTTTCTGATTCAGAGTCTTTTATTTTGGCCACCTCTATAATTCTGGTTGGAGATTTTACCCATTCCATTTTTGCCAAACCATTTAATTTTACTGTTCGCATATAAGTATTGTCTCCACCAGTAGCGTCTTTTACTATGTCTGTGCTTTGAAATCCGGCTAATTGAAAGCCATTGCCTTCAATGAGGGCTTCATTGTATCTCAAAAGCCCATATAAAACAACATCATGAAGCCAAATAGCATAAGCTGGCTCACCATGGGCCTTACATTCAAAAACGTATTCTTGCTCAAAGGTTCTGGCTTCAATTCTGGCTCTGTATAGTGGATACTGAGGGAATACACCTATTCTGGTCACTCCTGTCATGTCTAGAGTATCTAGGATTTTTACAGAGTTGTTGCCTATTATTTCTTCAACAGTGTAGGCATTTCCGTTAGATGGGTCTACTAAAAGCATTCCAGTGCCTACATCCTCGGTAGTAATACTGTCTGGAAAGGTAACTATTTTTGTGGAATCGTCATAACTGACTATATCAAAAGGCGAAACTATGTAGGCTATAGGTTTGTCAATCTCTTGGGGGTCTAGTTCCATAACTTCTAAGTCTTGATCAGCAAAGGTTCTGAGATCTTCTCTGTCAATAGAGTTACCCAGTTTAATAACTACGCATGGGTAGGAAAGAGAATCTAAACGTTTATTCATAAAAACATTAATTTTGTTACTTTTAAACCAATCTTTGATGTTTTCTATCTCTTTTTGGCCGTGCTTTTGAGCGAGAATGCTAGTAGTTTTAAGTTGCGAAAATATATGATCAATAAGCCAAGGCTCATGTCTTATATCTTCTAGCATAAGCTCTATTACTCTTTTAAAGAGTGCATCTCCTTGTGTAATCCCCATTATAAATCCTTACTTTTGTAAATAAAAATATACCCATACATTTGTTTATATTTTCCATTTAGACAACATGATAAATTTTTGCTATTTATAGAAAGATCTTCGGCGCAGGTGCTCTTGTTTTCCCAAGAACCCACAAATTCACCCTTTTTATATATTGCCTTTCTTCCTTTATTTGAAGATTGAACACAAATGGCCTTGTATACATTAAAGGTTTTTTCTTGTTTTTTTAATTTTGTTTTTTTTATTAAATTTGAATTTTTTTCTCTATATTCAGGGTCTTTCCATAATTTTTTAGTAGCGTTTCCTTTTTTTGCTTTAGCAATTTTGGCTTTTTCTTTTCCAAACCTTTCTTCCCATTTTTTGCCTTTTTGGGCTTTGTTATATTTTGTAAGGTCTGACCTAGATTGTCCATACATAGGATTTTTAGCGCCCGGCTTTGACATTTTTAATTTTGATTCCTTTGAATGTTTTTTGTTTAAACCGCCACTTGAAAGATTATAGCCACAGTTTACAGAGTTTTCTTTCTTAATTAAAATCTCTTCTTCAATGTTTAATTCATTAATATTATTGCATTTTTTTACAATTTCTATTTTAAAATTTTCTTTTCCGTATTTTTTAATAGCATTAGACAGTTTTCTACAATTAGAAGATTTGGAACAATGTTGCGTCCACCTTGCCGATAAAGATGTAGTTGTCTGGCCTATATAAACTTTATTATTTATTTTATTTGTTATCTTATAAACAATCATTAATTAAAGATTAAAGTAATATTAGTAGCTTTTTATATAAAAATATGCTATAATCTTTAATATATGAATAGTTTCTATGTGTACAGACATATCAGGCTAGATACCAATACACCTTTTTACGTAGGAAAGGGTAGAAGTTACAGGGCGAGTTTTAAAAACAAAAGAAGCCAATATTGGCAAAATATAGCTAATAAATATGGCTATAAAATAGAATATATTGTAGAAAATCTATCAGAAAATGAAGCATTTGCTAAAGAAATAGAATTTATTAGCTTATATAAATCGTTGGGATATTGTGAAGCTAACTTTACCGATGGCGGAGAGGGACCTAGCGGTTTCAAACATTCCAAAGAAACTAAAAAGAAAATGTCTAAAGCACAAAAAATTGCACAAAACAAACCAGAGCTAAAAGCTAAACTATCATCTATTAAAAAAAAATTATTCAATAAACCTGAATGGACAGATAAACAATCTAAAGTTTCCAAAAAAATGTGGCAAGACCCTAAATTTAAAGAAAAAACCTCAAAAGCTATAAAAAAAGCTTTAAACAAACCTGAATGGACAGATAAACAGTCTAAAATTTCCAAAAAAACATGGGATGCAAGGCTAAAAAAAAATACTTTTAATGTATATAGGGCCATAAAAATAAAAAAAGGTAACTATAAAAAAGGTGAATTTATAGGTTCTTGGTACAATCAAAGCACCTGTGCTAGAGATTTGCTCACCTATCAAAGTAATATCCAAGCCTGCTTATCTGGCAAAAGAAACATTCATAAAGGTTATATTTTTGAATATTGTGAGAAAAGTAATGTCTAATAAATATCTTAAACTTGATATAGATATTGCTGAAATAACCAAAGAATTTGAGTCTATTAAAAAGGAAGTAGCAGAAGCTGTGCAAACAGGGGCCGAAGCTTTGGCCAATATGCTTCATAGTAAGATAAATGAGCTTGCTACTGATGAGCTCAATACTCGTGCCAAATTATATAAGGAAAACGTAACTTTTGAAGAGGTACAAAAAGGCGTATGGGTAGTCACTTTGCTTCAACCAGCCTTATGGGTGGAAGAGGGGCAACAGCCCTACGACATGAAAGAGACTCATCTTGCTAAAAATGCTAAAGTTGGTAAGGATGGTTCCAGATATAAAGCCATACCTTTCGATAAAGCCAAGCCCCCTAGCCAGCAATCCGATTCAGCCAACAAAGTTACTGATCAAATCAAGACCCATCTTAAGGCTAACAAAATACCTTTCAGAAAATTAGAGTTAGACGATAAGGGTTCCCCTAGGCTGGGCTTGCTACATAAGTTCTCACTAGACTCTGATAGACCTAGTGCTAGAAGTAAAAGTCCAGGATTGCAGAATGTTAGCATATATCAAACAAAAGACTCTACTGGCAACGTCAGAAGAGATTTGCTAACATTTCGTGTGATATCTGACAAATCAAACAACTGGCAGCATCCAGGAAATCAGCCAGTTAATTTGTTCAATAAAGCACTAACTTGGGCCGAAAAAGAATGGGAGAATAAAATATTACCAGATATTTTAGCCTCTTTTGATAAAAAATAATAATTTCATATAGTTTCCTCCAAAAATAAAACTAGCTTTTTAGATTGAATCGTGATATTCTTTTAACAACAAAGGAGAATAGTATGGGCTTTGTTTTATTCTTAATTGCAATATGTTGTGTCATATATATAGAAAAAGAAACCAAAGGTTTAACCCATTTAATTGGCTTATTAGTTGATTTCTTTGAGGCTGTTTATACACTATTAAAGCTAAGCTTGAAACTGATAAATTGGGTTATAAAAATAGCACCTAAATTACTAAAAATATTATACACCAATCTGCACTGGTTTTTATTGTCACTGGCTGGGCCGTATTTTTATTTAGCTTTTCAACTTGAAGAGGTTTTTTGGGTTGAGTCTTTTGAATTATTTATAAAAATGTTTATTTTTGGATTAGATAAAAACCCTTTATCTATGGTTTTATTTTATATTGGTACATATGGTTTGTTAATTACCTTAAAGGAAAGATTTTATTTATACAAAGCTGGAAAGATAAAGATAAAAGAAATTTTAAATTTTTAGGCATCATACCCCTTCAGAAGGTTTCTTTTTACCCCTAGGTCTGGCTTTACCGTGATCTAAATCTCCAGTGGTTCCATCTATAGAGATACCTTTCTTGTAATCTATGGTTCTACGTCTGCCATAAGAGCCTTTGTATTTTAATTTGCCCTTAGCATTGGTTGCGCCATAAGGTATTTGTTTACGTCTGACGTGCTTTGTAGCT